ACCCCGCCAACTGCGCCGAGTCCTGCAGCGCCTGCGACCTCCCCGTCGCCAGCCCGTCCTCGCTGTAGCGGTTGTAGTCCGTCCCCTTGCTGTCGTGCGTTGTCGGCGTCGGCCAGCCCACCATGTGAGCCATCATTCCCAGCGTCAGGCCGAAGCCGTTGCCATTGTAACCCTTGCCCTTGCACTCCTCGCGGCGTGCCAGCATCCGGTCCACATCCTTCGACTCGAACTCGTTGGCCGCTGGCGTCGGCCACCCCGCCGCCCTCGCCGCATCCAGCAGCGTCTGGCCTTGGTTGCCGGTGATCATGTATCCCGACCTCGCGCTCGACCTCGCATCCTCCTTGACCGGCGTCGGCCACCCAATAGAGCCGCTGTCGGATGTGCGGCGCGCCGACGCCCGCAGCGCACAGATCTGCCGCCGCTGTGGCGTAGTCAGCACCTTCCAAGTCAAGGCATACAGAGTCGAGCCAGTCGAGCCCAGCAGCGCCTGCAACCTGCTCGCCAAAGATGCTTGGAGGGCGGCACTCGCGGATGAGCCGAAAGAATGCGGGCCAGAGATGCCGCTCGTCTTCCTTGCCTTTCCGCTGCCCTGCGCTGCTGAATGGCTGGCAAGGGCAACTACCTGTCCAAACAGGCCGCGAGTCAGGCCACCCCGCGGTGCGGAGGGCGTGGGACCAGACGCCGATGCCGGCGAAGAAGTGGCACTGGGTGTAGGTTCTGAGCTCATTGGGATCCAGTTCGGTGATGCTGCGGGTATCCACGACGCCAGGCGCAATGTGGCCGGCGGCGATGAGGCGACGCAACCACTCGGCTGCGTACGGGTCGATCTCGTTGTAGTAGGCAGTCACGCTTCCTCCTCGGTTTGATCGTGGCAGCCGCATGGCAGCTCGCCCGTCTCGGGCAACTCCGATCCGGTATCCGCAAACAGCACCAGCGAGGGAGCTTGGCTACGACCGCACAACCCAACAAGCAGCGCGGTTGAGTTGACCCCGCCGCCAAAACTGAGCACCGAGATCACTGCGCAGCCTCGGGTGCGGCCTTCAGGGTGCGGACCCAGACCACGCAGTTGTTGCCGTGCTTGTTCTTCCGGCGCATGCCGCTGTCCATAAGGTAGCCATCGACCACCAGCTCGGCACGCCTGCTGCGCAGTCCGCTGCCAGACTGCACGGGCAGCATCATGGCCATGTAGTACGCCCCCAGTTCCTCGTCGGTGCAGGACTTCACCTGCTCAAAGACCTTCAGCACATGCAGTCGGTTGGTTGTCATTCGTGGCGCAACCTTGGCTGCCGCGTCCCTGCTGGTGTCGGGGTCGGATCCGCGAACAGGCGCATACGCAAACGTGCGTGCGTGCAGCGTTTCCAGTTCGGTGATCAACCGCCACAGCGTTAAATTGTGCCAACTGATGACCGCGTTCCTCGGCGGCAGGCGCTTCTTGATTTCGTCGAGTTCGGCTTGGGTGATCATCCTTCCCTCCTAGCATGCTTGCGTGCTTCGCGCTCGGTTGCGTACTCAGTGTAGCGAAGACCGGCCCTCACCGCGGCCTGCTCCAGCGACTTGTGGATGGTCAGGTCGGGATCGTCAGCAGCCACGACCGTTGCCGTGCAGGAGCCATGCCAGAACACCCACCAGCCACGCTCGGTCTGGTTCTGGACCACGCCGTAATCGATGCCCTCGCCGCTGCCAGCGCAGATGTACATGCCAGGTTCAAGATCTACCATTGCATCACCTTGTGTTGTTGTTGAATCGGTATCCACGCTGGTACTCGTAGCGTTTCACCGATACTGGTCAAGCCTCAGCCCAAGATTTTTTGACCACCGCATCGGCTTGCGTTGCCTCCGACCGCAACCTGTGGCACAAGCCACGCTGTGGAACCACGACTGCAGGTGGACTTTGCGGACTTTTGCCAGCGGGTGCAGGCCCGACTGGAAGAGGGCTACCGAGTGTACGGTGGTCGCAGTAGGAACATGCCTACGGACAAGCTGCTCGACGAGATCCAGCAGGAACTCGAAGACGTTGCGGGCTGGTCAACCCTGCTCTGGAGTCGGCTGCAGGGCTTGCGCCGCAAGTTGCTCGACCACGCTCAGGACGAAGACGGGTCGTGAGGCTTTCCCTTGACCGCTGCGCCGAGATCGTCCGCTGCCGTGCGCAGTCGGAAGGCATCCCTGACCTTGACGAGGTGGTCCGCCTGGCCGCTGAAGTCATGGCCCTGCGCGAGCTGCTGATGATGATGGTCCACCGATACCAGCGTGGCAGTCGCAGCGATGACTACGACGCGTTGATCACGCACGTTGAGCTAGCCATTCGCGACGATCAGGAAGCCGATTCGACCATATGGGAGCAGACCAATGGCGGTTGATCTGGCTGCGCTCAAGGCATCGCTGGTGGATCGAACGGTACTGGAAGCGACATCGACCACCAAGTTCCCTACCGAGGACGAAGCGACTCAGGATTCCATTGTGCTTGCAGCCCAAACCATCTGGGCGCTGATCGATGATCTTGAGGCCGCCAACGCTCTGGTTGAAGTCCGCGAGGACAGCATTGCCTCGCTGGAGTTGGCCAACAGCCAACTCACGACCGAGCTGTACTACGCCGAGAACGGCGACCCGCGCATTCAAATGCGGCATCCAGCTCGAGGCTTTGGCTACCCGCGCAGGCGTAGCGAAGAGCGCGTTGTGGCCAACGGCTTTCCCGTGTTCGGACCCTTGGAGACCTGACCATGCCATCCAAATCCGCAGCTCAAGCAAGGCTCATGGCGGCTGCCGCCCACGACCCGAAGTTCGCCAAGAAGGCTGGCATCCCAGTCTCCGTGGCCAAGGACTACAACGCTGCCGACGCCAAGCGCAAGGTGCCTTGGGGCGCAATGCTCAAGGGCAAGCGCAAGAAGTGAGGCCTCGAGCGATCCTTGTCGGGGTCAACGAGGACGGCAGGCGCGTGGGACAATATCACCACCGCACCAAGGTTCCCGACGCCGTGATCAACCAGATCCGCGAGCTCCGCGAGGAACGCAACCTGTCCTTCGGTAAGATCGCAGCCATCGTCGGTCTACCAAGGCGCTACGTGGCCAAGGTTGCCAAGTACGAGATCCGAGCGCAGATACCCGTAGATTGGGTACAAGTGGTGATCCATGAGACTATCGAAGAACGGTAAGAAACTGGGCAGGCCCATCAAGCCGGTTTGCCAAGAGACGGCACAGTCCATCGTCAACTGGGTCAGCAACGGAGACACGCTGGCTAGCTGGTGTGACGCGAACGGCGTTCCCATGCGTACCGTGCATGATTGGTTGGTGAAGGATAAGGTATTCGCCGCAGCCTACGCGCGCGCTCGCGAAGACATGGGCGACGTGATCGCGGCCCGTATGCGCCAGTTGGCGGCTGAGCCAAGCAATCACCCTGATGACGTGCAGCACCGCAGGCTGATGCTTGACACCGACAAGTGGCTGCTGGCCAGGTGGTATCCCAACCGCTACGGCGACCGTGTCGGCCTCGAGCACTCGGGCGGCATCAGCGTGACTGTTGTGACGAACGTGCCGAGTGAATAAGCAGGTCGTTCAGCTCGAATACAAGCCGCGCCCGTGGCAGGTCGAGGCGCACAAGCAGCGCCGCAGGTTCAGCGTGTTTGCCCTGCATCGACGGGCTGGCAAGACCACGCTGGCTGTCATGGAGCTGGTGGACAAGGCCTTGCAGTTCAAGCTAGAGCTTGGGTTGTTTGTATACCTGTCGCCTTACCTGAAGCAGTCCAAGGTCATTGCTTGGGCGATGCTGAAGAAGGTCATCGAGCCGCTGCGCCTGACTGGCGTGGTCGATGTCAGCGAGGGCGAACTCACGGTTGTGTTTCGGCACAACAAGGCGACCATCCGCATCATGGGTGGCGACAACCCAGATGCTCTGCGTGGTGTACGCCTCGATGGGGTGGTCATTGACGAGGTTGCGCAGATCAAGCCAGAGGTCTGGGTCGATATCGTGCAGCCTGCGTTGAGCGACAGGCGAGGGTGGGCAATCTTCATTGGCACGCCCTCGGGCATCAACCTGTTCTCCGAGCTGTTCTACAAGGCTCAGGAGCTGCCCGACTGGCTGGCGCGCAAGTACACCGTCTACGACACGCAAGCCATTGAGGCCGACGAAACCGAGCGCCTGCGCCGCGACATGTCGGAGACCTCGTTTGCTCGAGAGTATCTCTGTGACTTCTCTGCCGCAGGCGATGACCAGTTGATCAGCCTTCTCGACGCCGAGCTTGCAGCCAAGCGTGAGTATGCCCTGCGCGACATCGTCGATGCTCCCAAGATCATGGGTGTGGACCCAGCCAGGTTCGGGGATGACCGCAGCGTCATATGCCGTCGGCAAGGCCTCGTCTGCGCGCCGATGCTGGTCTACCAAGGCATCGACAACATGGAGCTGGCTGCCCGCGTGGCGGCAACATGGTCCGACTACGAGCCCGACGCCGTGTTCATCGACTCAGGTGCGGGCGCAGGCGTGATCGACCGGCTGCGGCAACTGGGATACAGCCCCATTGAGGTGCCCTTTGGCGGCAAGGCAAACCAGCCCAACGTCTATTCCAACCGCAGGACCGAGATGTGGTTTGAGATGTCCCAGTGGATCAAGGCTGGCAGCATTCCCAATCTGCAGTCGCTCAAGCAGGAACTGGCCACGCCCGTCTACTGGTACGACCCCCAAGGCCGCAAGGTCCTGGAGTCAAAGGACGAGATCAAGAAGAGGCTTCAAGGGGGCAACAGTCCCGACCTTGCAGATGCCTTGGCGCTGACCTTTGCTGCGCCCGTTCGCAAGTTCAACCCCATCGAGCACTACAAGAGCCAGCAGCGCCGCAAGGACTACGACCCATACTCCCTGCCCTAGAGAGCTGGCTGTGCCCTTGAGTGTGCCCATAGATTGGCAAGCCGTTCCTACCGTGCTGCCGTGGCGATCATCCGCAGCGCGACCCAAGAGGATCTGCCGAAGCTCGTAGCCATGGGCATGGGCTTCCTGCAGTCCAGCGTCTACGCCAGGTGCCTTGCGCCCAGCGTGGAAGGCATGGAGGCGGGCGTGAAGGCCGTGCTCGACAGCGGGGTGGTGCTGG